GATCTACCTCATCCCGCTGGCCTCCGGGGCTTTCCTGGGGACGCTGCTGACCGTGCGTTATCACCGGGAAAACGACAGGTAGGGCGAGGCGGAAAATGGCGGTGCCGCAGGAGCCCGCCATGGACGAAGAGATCGACTTCGCTGCCGAAGACGCCGAGGCCGACGCCCTGATCGGCATCGAGTTCCTGTGACACCACTGCACGCCGGTACAGTGATGGTAGGGCGAAACACGCCCACCGGAGCCGGCATGTGGCCAACGAAGACGTTGTCGACGCGATCGCCCAAAACCTCGCGCAGCCGCGTCGTGCCCGCACTGACGCCGGCGAGGTGGAGCAGCATGAGCTCGATCGGCAGGTGGCGGCCGCCGACTTCGTGATCCGCAACCGGGCCGCGGCCGCTTCGCCGTTTTCCTGCCTGCGGCTGGCCCAGATCCAGGCCCCAGGAGCCGGCGGCTGATGGGCCTTCTCGGCAACCTGTTCGGTGCGGACAAGGCCCGGATGGCGGCGACCATCGAGCGGCAGCGGACCGCCATCACCCAGATGGTCCGTGCCCGGTACGACGCCGCCCAGACCACGCCGCTCAACAAGCAGCACTGGGGCATGGTCGACTACCACTCGGCCGACGCCGGCCTGACGCCCGCGATCCGCCGCACGCTCCGGGCTCGCGCCCGCTACGAGGCGGCGAACAACGGCTACCTCGCCGGGATGGTCAACACCCTGGCCGCCGACGCCGTCGGCACCGGCCCGACGCTGCTCCTGGACTGCGGCCCCGACGCCAGCCAGGAGGCGGTCGCCCGGGTCGAGGACAACGTCTTCGAGTGGCACCAGCGGATCGACCTCGCCCGCAAGCTGCGGACGCTGCGGATCGGCAAGGCCGTCGACGGCGACACGTTCGCCATCCAGACCACGAACCGCAAGCTCCGCGGCGTGCAGCTCGACCTCCGGCTGGTCGAGCCCGAGATGATCGCCGACGAACTGGCCCGGTGGGACTTGCGGGGCGCGGTGGACGGCATCCGCTACGACGCCGACGGCAACCCTGCGGCGTACTACCTGCTGAACTACCACCCGGGCTCGATGCACTGGGGCGTCGACATCGGCGGGCGGTGGGTCGCGGCCGACAAGGTCCACCACTACTACCACGCCACGCGGGCCGGCCAGAGTCGGGGATGCGGCGAGGTGGTTCCGGCCCTCGAGCTGTTCGCGATGTTGCGGCGGTATCAGTACGCCGTGGTCACCGCGGCCGAGACGGCCGCAGACCTGGCGGTGATCCTCCAGACCACGATGCCGGCCTCCGGGGCAGCGGCCCAGCTGCCGCTCGCGGAGACGCTGCCGCTCGTGCGGGGCATGGCCTTGGCCGCACCCGAGGGCTGGACCGCCGGCCAGATGAAGGCCGAGCAGCCCACGAGCACCTTCGACGCCTTCGAGCGGCGGATGCTCATGCAGATCAGCCGCTGCCTGAACATGCCCTACATCGTGGCGGTGATGGACGCCACGGGGGCGAACTACTCGACCATGCGGGGCGACTACCTCGTCTACCGCAAGCACATGGCCGCCGAGCGGTCGGAGATCGAGCGGGTGGTGCTCGATCCGCTGCTGGAGAAGTGGATCGAGGAAGCCACGTTCGTCGACGGTGCGATCCCCGACGGCCTGCCGCCCCGCGATCAGTGGACCTGGCGGTGGAGGTGGGATGGGTTCGAGCACATCGACCCGCTCAAGGAAGCCAACGCCGAGACGGTGGGCCTCGACGCAAAGACCGTCAGCCGGGCCGAAGCCTGTGCCCGCCGAGGCAAGGACTGGCGGCAGGTGTTCCGGCAGATCGCCGCCGAGAAGGCATACGCGGACGAGTTGGGCATCGACCTGACGCCGGCGGATGCCGCCCCGGCGGTTGATCCTGTTGACCAGCCCCAGGGAGCCGACGCATGAGCCAGAAGCTGCGAATCACCGGAGAGGCCACGCTGATCGACGCCCCGCTCCTGGCGGATGGCACGAGCGGCGGCAACCCGAAGTTCAGCCTCGTGGGCTACACCGGCCGGGCCATCCGGCAGGCGTGGAGCCGCTTGCCGCTGGTTGTGGATCTCGCGGGCATGGACACGACC